GTCACTAGCAAAAGTGCGCGAGGTGCCAACGATTTCTTTATACGCTAATCGCATGTAAATCGAATTGGCAAGGGAGTTGATAATCACCGTCAACGGGTGCCCAGAGGGGTTGGAACCCCAAAATTGGACAAGGTCGCCGTTGAAATCAACGGTGGGATACGCCGTGTCATAGGCAATTCCCCACAAAACGCGAATGTCATCGTCATCGTAATGACCACTCTCAGTGGCCATACGAATCAGGATTTCAAACGCACCCAAAATAATCGCAGGTGGCATACGTTTGTCAAACGCGGAATAGTCCCCAGCCACAATTCGATCTGTTCCAAAACGAGTGACGTGTTTGTATAAAACACCCCACTCAGCAGACTGAGCTACCGTACCAACGGCACACTCAAAAACTGTTTTGTTGTTCTGGATAGTTCGAACATGTCCGAGGAAAAATTTCCTCACGACAAGACTCCAATCAATAGGAGCACCGCAAAAGACTCGCGTCTTCGCATCTGCAATCTTTTTCTGAGTTACAGGTTCGTCCTTCAATGAAGCTATGAAAACCGGGTGGAAAAGTTCACCACGGACATACTGGGCCTCAATGTCTTGGACTCGCTGTTGAATCTCAGGATTGGGTTCAATGGGATCTTGATACTCGCCGAATGGTGCTACGCTAGCGAAAAAATTCCGCTTAGACTTCCGCCAGGGAAACCCAGCGGATGACTTGCGATTGATACCATCAACGAATGCAACACCAGGAGCTCCGTTCACAGCTACATTAAGATTGTACTTCTCAACGTGCTCCATGGAAACTCCGGATGAAACAATTTTGTCCCACAAATCGTCTACGGCCCAGTTGATGTCAGCACTGGCGAACCCCTTGACGGGGTTTACCAGTTTAAGTGCTGCATTTCTCCACGGACCATAGCCGGACATGACCGGAGCCCCAAAATTGGGGTTCTGGCCACCAAGCCTAACATATGGGTCGGCTAAAACGGTTTTCACAACCTTGCTCTTAGGCGAAGATTTGAAGCCATTAAAGGAACCCATTACAGTTGCTGTGCCCTCCATGAAGCGAAACACGGACTTATGGTGCAACGAGCGAACTGTATACTCCTTATCAGCACACTGCAATAAAGGTTGGGTAGCAGTGAGAGATACTTTCTCCAATTTGCCTAGCATATGGAGAACAACCTGGCGGGTCACAATTGTGGCACCCGATGCACTCTTCGAAAAGATAGCAGGGATGCCAACAGCATGAATGCCGCCGATCAAGGAGTGGGACCCACACTTTACCATGAGAGGAGACCCACACATACCATTATAGGTAGGGACTTTGGGTGAACCTTTCAAGACATTGAGTTTGAGACCCAGGCTCGGAACCGGGATCGTGGAAACTTCCACTCTCCCGATATCGTGCTGTTTAACCTCACCCGACTCTTCGCGTACAAGGTAGTGCCCAACGGCACTTCCACGCAAATTGTCCTCGACAAAATCTTTGACAATGGATCGGAAAGGGCGCAAAGAGGGGATTCGCAAGATTACGAGATCCTTCTCAACGTCCTCTACGAAAGTCAGACTGTCCAAGGGTAGGTCAACGAGAGACTCCTGCACTTTACCATTCTTCCCAAAGAAAATACTCAGGGTAGAGGCGTCAGGTTTGTACAGGTGTCTATTCATCAGCACACAGTTAGAGGTAACAACAAGCCCACGGGCTTTGTAAATGCCATCTCCAACATCAAAATGCAACAAACAAGTGTTTTCACTCACTCGTGATTGCAAATGTTCCTCATGAGAACTCGCACTGCGAGAACTCACGAAGCAAGAGGGAGCACTCCACGTATCATCATATGCGTTATAACGCTCAAACTCACGTGGTTGTGGTGTACTCTCCCCAGCTCCCTGCGACACATAAGGACGCGTTGACTTGTACAAATAAAGTACTGTAGTCAAAACACCAATAAAAGTCAAGAGAGCTATGGGACGCTTGTAGATCTTGGTAGATACCAATCTCCCAATAATCCCTACACGCTGGCGCTGAGTTCCCCAGCGAAGCGCAATACGTTCCACAACGTAGTTCCAGGCACTAGCAATAACAAGCGTAGTGATTCTATTTGACACGTAAACAACAAGTTCACGCAAGAACACACCCAACGCTATGTAAGCAACCGGTTCGTAAAGACTCTGCGGTTCCGCAGGGGCTTCCTGCTCAACAGCAGGTGTCTCCGCTTCAACACATGGACAATAAATATCCAAGATGTTACATCTCTCGCACAAATCACTCGCGCGAAGGATTTCAGCAGACCGAATAGTCGCTTTTTGCACCGTGTTATGGTCGAGCACTGCCCCGCGATAGAACGTGAGGAAGTCGGCCATGTTGGTGTACCTGGTCAAAACTGGGGGTAGGAGTTTAGTCCCACCCTCAATCTTAGTAATCTCCACATCATAAAACCAGAAATCAGGAGGACCCGTATATCCTGGTGGTACTTTCAAAGAAATCTTATCAGCATCACAGAATTCGGGCCTAACTGAAAGGTGGACCACAATGGGGAGACGACGCCACACTGCCTTGGGATAGGAAAAGTAGTGGCGAGCGGCCATATCTCGAGTGTTGGAAGATCCAATAACTAATTCACTCAGTAAAGGAGTTCTCCCTTTCTTCTCGAGAGCAGCCTGGTTCGGCATAAATGGGATATTGTTTACAATCGAAATCAACTCATCCACTGAGTGATCTGACTCGACTTTCTCAGGCCTACGGAAGGCGATATCATCGAGTACAACACACCATTTGCTGGAGTCGAACCCATCCCAGAAATCACTGGTAGGGTCACGCTTAAAAACGTATTCGTCTCCAGTTGGTAACTGACGGATTTTTCCGTAACTCTGGAAAAGGATGTCCATAAAAGAGGACTTACCTATCGAAGAGTCGCCAGTAACCAAAATGCCGAAGGGAGCCTTGCGTTTCTTGTTAGAGAGAACGCGTTGACTCACGTTGTCGTAACATGCAATGACTTCATACTCAAGTTCCCGCATAGCCTTAAACTCCTGGAGTCCAAGAGCTTTGGCTTTTTCGGACATGCATTTGACGTCATACACTGCTTTGGACAAATCGTCCATGAGCTTAGCATCACCGCGATAAAGTTCGGACTGCGTCCTACCTTCAGCGGCAACCTTAGCTTCTTCCTTCAGCTGTCTAAAGTTCAACAGGAAATTGTCGTACGATGTCTGGCCATGCAGAATCTCCCATGGTTTAGTACCCTGGTTGAGTTGCACGCCAGTCTCAGCTAAAAAGATCAGCATATCTAACACGTTGTAGACAAAAGTACCGTCTGCCTTGTACTTACGCTCGACGTAGGCCTTCTCGACTTTGGAATAATTTAACGTATCCAAGTTGAGGCCAATGACATCAAGCGCACCAAATGACAAACAATACATGAGGAGTACTTCAAATTTCTTGATGATGGCGGCGTTCCGCACTTTCACCGAGGATTTAAGTAAACCTCGTGAGGTGTTTACATACTCTTCAAGAGATTGTAATTCCACCTCGGTCCCAAATAGGGCCTCAATCTTTTGTGCAAGCAAATTCGAGGAGTCCAAGAGAATACTCTTATTGGTCCTCAACTTCACAAAGACTGTGGCAGCGGCCAACATATCGACCCGGTTTCGACTACGAGAAAATTGGAGAGCAAAAAGCCCTACGTCTTCCAAGAGTTTAACCAAATGGTCGTGGTCGCCTAGTAGGCTCCTCTGACTAGCCAGGAAATCTGAGATCGACGAAGCCTCACTGCGTATAGTGGATTCACTACAAAAAGTGGACTCAGAATCGACCGAAAGATGTTCCGGGTAGGAATCGGAGTCATAGCCTGACGAATGCGTATCATAGTCCATCTGGGGCGTCCAATCATATTGGTGGAAAGAAAAGTGTGGTAATACCACGCAATTTCCCACGAAATCGAAGGGTCGCGTTCCCTGGTAGAGGAACCGGTGAATAGCAAATCTCCAAGAAATAGTGGTCAGAGAAGTGTAAATCAAAAATACACAGACCGCTAGATACAAGCCAAAAAGGAGGGTTTTGCCCACAAAGGGCAACTGGTTGCAGAAAAAACTCTGCACCACTTTCTTTAAAGTGCGAGTGGTCACACTGGTCGGTTTTTTAAACCTCATGGGGGTCTCAATCCCATGGCTACCAAGGAGGTAGACGAAGACTACAAATAGGAAGTTAAACATCTTGTATGTACATTCTGCTGTGGCTTACCACACAATTGATAGGATCAATCAGTATACGTGCCTAGGAAGCTCAAAGAGCTTTAGACGACGAAGTGACTTAAATGACCGTTCAGCATTTCAACAGAATAGAAAGAAAATGTCTGAGACGCTCACACCTTTTAATATAAATTAAATGGGTGAGTCCTGAACCCGCATGAGCGGGGAGTCTGGGCTGTTATTTATACTCTGACCCAAAGAGCGTACGAGATATAGTTCTCGTACTGACTTAATATATCGTATGTGATTACTGTAATTCATCACAGACGAACTGCCGTAGTATATCCTCCAAAAGGAGGACCCGTAATTACGACGATGTACGGAGGGGGGGGGGGGG